TTAAACGGAACTCCGTTTTTTGTAGTCATTATGTTAGACTTGCCAACTGCGTCTAACAGTTTAGTCATTTTTTCAACACTGTCCATGTCTAGTTTTTCGTCAATAGCCGCCGATTGATATGTGTCGTACGGTTCGTTGAACGACTTAATCATTTCCAAATACAGAATATTAATATCGTTAGGGTCGCTTTTGGCAAATTCACCAAGAACTGATTTGACTTCGGTTTTTCCGATAATACTTGCTAGGCAATCATACATCATCTTCAACTGTTCACGTATCCCATTAGTAGATAACTTGTTTTGCTCGGTTTTTTCGATTTTTTCAGCTATTTCTAAACTATACTGTGGTAATTCAACCATTTCACCTTTAAACATTACTTTGTATTCCATATTTCCTCCCTATACTGTTTCTACAAATGTTGGAACGCCATCCGCGATGGTGTATGTTCCTTTTTCGATATTTCCACCAAATTTGATTGAAAATGTTAGCTTGCCATCAACGGAATTTATTACTTTTGATGTTAATGTGGCTATGTTTCTCCACGCTCTTTTTTCTGTTCCGCCGAACAAAATCAGACATGGAACTTGGCACGCTGAACCTACTGGCATATCGTAGAACTCTTTTGCCATGAAGTCATATACTGCATTGCCCTCATATAGTGCGATTTCCTGTGGTAATTCGGGTTTGTTTCCTGTGATTTCAGTTACTGCGCTTGGGTAACAGATGTATTCCATGTCCTCTTCATTTTCGCCCATCGTCAATTCGAAAATTGTTGAATAATCAACACGTTTCCAAACACACGATGCCAATGTCAAATCTTTTGATGTGTCCAAAAATGGAATGAATTTATCTCTTGTTAGCTTTTCTAATGCTGCCATTTTCTACCTCCTAATTTTTAAATAGTTTATTTTTCCCTGTATCAAATATTTAGCAATACCCTGTTCGCTATCCACCGATAATTCAGGCGTGCTGTTTAGTATCTCAATTTCGTTTGCTGTCGCATCGTCAAACACTGGCAGGTTGCCATTTTGATTTTGTTCTTCACACCAAAGTGCAAGGTTTTCACATTCCTGCAGTGCGGTCAAATTGACATCTGATGTGCCCGTGTCATAACTTTTGAACATTGCAAGTGCAAACATCAATTCACATTCTGCACTTCCGTCATTGAACTCAATTAGGATACGTTCTCCACTGATGGAGTTTAGCGAAACGTTATCGACTTCAACGTTTGATACATTAAAGAATAGCCAATCCCCTATGTTAGGGTAGTTTAATAGCCATTCGGATATTTTTTTAAATTTGTTCATTTTTGATAAACCTGTTTATTTCCCTAACTATAGCATCTCTTTCGGTTTGCATACCAACTTTGTCCCATTTAGCGGTCGCAAGTGGATGCTTGTCTTTGCTAAAGTTGAACCCCTCGCCAAGATACATTTTTTCAGCGTATGGCTGAATGTATGTAATCTTGAACGGTTCGATTTCTAGCGTATCTGCTAATGTACCGTCACGCATTGGCACATATTTGTCTAAATGTTTAGCCACTGATGTAGCTATGAACGTGCCTAGCTGTTTATTTTCTGCAATACGTTCTAGTGTTCTTCGTTTATTGTACCAAATGACTTTCACCTAAACACCCTCAATCTTCAGTCTGACAATCCCCTGTCTGCGTGGCGATTCATTCACGATGCGGACATCACATATCCTGCCTTTATACGAATTTTTGATAGCGGTAATGTTTGATGCTGACGGTGTGTCGGGTATGTGTTCGCCCAAAACGACTAAATCGCCAGTTGACATTGTGTAACCAACCGTTCCGTTTTTCCATTCGTCATATGGTTTGTACAAATCATCGAATGGTATTAGTATAACAAATGTTTGCCCCATAGAAACCGTCGTGCCACTAACGGATGCCATTTTTTTAACGCTATATTCAGCAGTGTCCAAAAACGTTTTAAGCCATTCATCAGCGTTTGTTTGACTGTCATTTTTTTTCAGTTTGTTTAGGACTGTTATTTTTTTGTTATACATAGTCAACCACCTGCGTTATTAATTCGGTTGGTAGGATTTCTTTTGCGATTTGGAACATGTTATCATTCAAATCTGCCCTGACGTTTTCAGAATATCCGAAACTTTCGATGCCATTTGAATAACTGGATAGTCCAACTACCACATTATTGTCGTTCAGCATGTCTATGAAACCTGCCATAACTTCTTTGATGTCGCTGTCAACCGTCACAATTCGGTTTTGGGTGAAATAATCTAGCTTTCGCCTTGCTTGCCTTTCGAGTTTTGGAAAGGCGGATTGGTCAACCGCACCGCCTAGATTTTTGTATTCTTCGTATGTCAAATATTCCAATCCGCTACCTCCTTACTTGTCCTTTTTGGGCTTGATTTCTTTACCACCGTACTTTAAAAGTTGTGCAATTACGAATTCGTTTTCAGTTTCGTAAATTGAACCGTCTTTTTCAATTTTCATTATGCACCCACCACCTTGAAGATTAGGTCAGGCATTACGGCTTTGGTTCCGTAGGAGTAGAACATTCCGAAGTGGTATGCATTGGATAGTTCAATCTTGCCTGCTTCGTCCAAAGTAGTCATTACAGGCTGTGCAATTGAACCGTCTACCATTGCTATCATTTCACTTTTTGCTGGTAGGTATACAGAACTGTAAATTCTTACGCCGTGGAACATACCAAATTCATTTGCAGCAGTGTCAACATTGGAATTCATCTTTGTGTCTAAAAAATTTCTAAGTTTTCCATAAGTAACTGTGTCGCAAGTAATGGAAATCATATCACGGTCAACACCGTCTACATAATCATTTTTGACAGTTTCGATTTTCTGAATCAGTTCCTCTGCCTGTTCATTTATTACGGTTGCTGTTAATGTAACCGCTGTGCCTGCTGCGATTGCTTCTGTGAAAAAGGCTCTTTCAAGCTCTCTTTTCATTGATTTTTCGTCCATTGCAGACTTTTTCTCAATTAGACCGTCAACTCCGTAAAGCTTAACGTCTTTTTCCTCGACCTCATTTATTAGTTCTTTGTCTGTGTCAATGGTTACAACTACAGGGTTTGCTTTTAACTTCTGCCCTGCTCCACCAGTTCTTGCAGTACCATAAACGTTTGAAGTTGTGTTAGCAAATCTCTTTGCTTCAACTGACCCTGCTGTTGGGTCACCACTCAAATCTGTGTTTTTTAGCTGTGCACTGATTGTGCTTTTTTCGATATTAGCAATTACCTTGCCATATTCTTCCTTTAGTTTATCTTTTCCACTTGGGTCCAGTAAAATGCTTAATGAATCAATTCTTGCCATTGTTTAAATTCCTTTCTTTTTAGAAAAAGTTTTTGAACTCAACTTTTTCTTCTCCTTTTTCTCCAGCTTTTGGAATTTCGACTTTTTTCTGCTGTGGATTTACGAATATACCTTCTTTGTCTTTGGTTAGTTCCTCGTAAATGTCCTTAAGTCCTGACGTGCTGTCCTCCGAATGTCTTTTTTTGATGTCGTTTATCAGTCCACTTCTTACGTAGTCTGATGTAAACTCACTTTCGCCGAATAGTCCAACTATCTTATCGGTCAGCTCTTTGTCTGCCTTGTCAGCCTTTTCTTTTTCGGCTCTTTCCGTTTCTGCGGTTTCGTAATCAGCCACCTGTTTTTTCAGGTTTTCGATTTCTTCAGCAGACCCCTCTGATTTTTTGATAGTGTCGTTCAAGTCAGTAATAGTTGCGTTCGCACCCTCTAGTTTCGACTCGGCATTCTTTAGTTTTGCTGACTGATTTTCGTAATCGGCAATCGTCTTGTAATTCTTCAAGACCTCGTCAGTTAAAGTTTTAGCCTTTTCTTCGTCAATTTCAATTCCATTTGCCTTTAAAATTTCAATTATATTTTTCATTTCTCCTCCTAAAGTTTTTTAAACTGCCCTTCGCAGTGTGGGAATTCGCACGTTTTTTAATTGCTCTCCGCAATACACGAATATTTGTTCTTTTTACAAATTATACCACTTAAATAAAATACTTGCAATACTTTTCTTCCTATGCTATAATTAGACATGGCGAAAGCCATAGTATTTCCCCTTTTTTAACTTCATACTTTCTGAAAAAGGCACCCGAACTGTGGGGTGTCTTTTACTTTGTATTTTCGGGTTTGGTTCTTAACCCTACTTCTTTTGACATTGACCTGTAATAACGGGTCTTTTCTTTTATTGCCTTTTCATATTTTTTTGCCATGATGTCATCTTTGGCATTTTCAAATTGCAATTTCTTTTCGGATAATCTGCGTATATCGGTTTCAATTCTTCTTTGAACCTGTGATGCTTCATACCTTGTCACGGTCTTTTTCGAACCATTCAGCATAGAATATTCAACTTCTTTGTTTGAATATTTTTCCAGTTCAGATAGTTGTGATTTATTGTATGCAGGCTCGGAAATGCCTAGCAGTACAGGGAATGTGGTATGTCCACAGTTTAGCTTTCCGATTGGACGCTCTAACTTTCCCTGTAAACTTTCAAATTCTTTTTTGCTGAACTGTCTGCCCTGATACGGTAAATGGTCTGTAGCACATAGCCCATGTGCCGATATTTCTATCCCGTCTGCGCCAAATTCCTTGCCCTGCTGTTCCATATATTCCTGCGACATCTGCCTAATAGCGTCATGTACGTTCATTCTTACTTGGCTGTCCAGTCTTCTCGAATACCCACTTGCAAAATCCACTGTTCGCAGTCCACTATTGGTCAGTGAATTGACCGTCTGCCTGATAGCTGTCTGATAGTCTTTTGTACCAGTAGCCACTTGCAGTGCCCCAAAGTTGACAGATTCAGTGTACACAGCAGCTATGCTTTTGACTTTACCCCCTGTCACAAACACGCTGGTCTGTGACAGGTTGAGTATATCTCTTTTTATATTTTTTTCGGCATAAGACTTTATCGCTTTAAGTCCTGCACTGCCAGTCGCTATACCTTTTGATTCATAGATAGCTGCATATAGTTCATCGTTAGTCCTTGCCGTTGCTTCAATAATATCAGAGATTTCATCTAACGATTTACTGCTCGCATCAGAAATCATCTTTTTAATTTCTTTCAAATCCGCGTACCTAGTTGTGCGTATCAGCAAATGAACTTCATCTTCGGACAGCCCATTGAAGCTTTCAAGCCGTTCTACTATTCTGCCAACAACATCATTATTTAGGTCTTGGAATAGTTTTTCTAACGGATCTATTGAATTAGCCATAGCC